ATAATTGGTGAAGCAATTGGGTTACCACTAGGCATAGCTTGAACAATTTGGAATGCTCTATTCAGCCATTGTGGGCTAGAAGGTACTACATTAATGACCTCATCACTGTTAGCCATTGTACTGTGATCAGAAGTAATACCTTCTGCGTCAAGTACTAGGTTAGCAGTACCCCCTTGCATAATATCAGCAAATCCTTTACCTGGCTCACCAATAGCAGCCACATTGTAGGGAGATATTAGACCATTAGCAGCTAGCACACCATCTAGAAAGACATTATTATATGGATCCCAGACACCTGCCATGCATACACCAGATCCATCGTCGACACCTGTTGTAACGTGTGTCATATCGGCCCAATCTTTAGCGCTAAGCATAATGCCAGCCCTATGATTAGATATAAAAACTTGATTCATGATTATTTATTTATTTCATGATTAAACAAAATTTATTCACTTTCTAGGACCTCCCCAGACTGTGATTGATATCTTGGAGACTCAATAGCCTCCAAAATGCTTTTAACTGCCATCTCTACGATTTCATCGTGAGTATGTTCTGGCAATTCGGAACCAATACCTCTTATAGAACTCATAAGAGCTGGTCTCCGTAAATACTTTATAAAAATATCTTGTGGAAGAAATTTATTGGTCGTATACAAATCTACGAAATTTTCTTGAATTGTATACAAAGGTGACTTACTTTTTGTTGAATTAAAGGGATCATCTAATATAGCAAATAAATCATCATGTTGAGAATACTTACAAAGTGTTCTCTTAAGCTTAATATGAGGATTACGTTGTATCTGCTCAGGAGTTACTTCTCTATATACCTCATCAATTATAATAGGGCCTTGATTTACATTTATCTCTAAAAATTCACCAGTAATTGGATGTGTCCAAACAAGTACTGCATAAGCTCCTGATACTCCGGGAGAAGTATTTATTGCAGTAGCTTGTATAAATGCTTTATATCTTTTTAAAAATATTTCATTAGCATCTGCTATAGGAGAATCTGCTGTAATTGAAGGAGAAGTTAAATCTGAAAAACCATCATTAGGTGATAAGCTTGGTTGTATTCCTTCTCCATATTGCCCATTACGAAGAGAGTCTAATGTTAAACCTCCAGGATTTGATTTAATAGATGTAAGTAACCCAGTTGCGTTTGGGATTTGAATATCTGTTAATACATATCCTCTAATAGGGGGACTAAGTGGAATTCTAAGATAATAAAAATCTGATCTGATTTCCTCAAAAGGTATAGTGTCATCTTCTCCTCCAGGACACAGTTCATATATTTTAGCTCTTATATTAACAAGGTGCATATAATCTGTAGGAAATTTTGCTCTATAAGCAAAGATATCTCCTTTACTTGAAGATGTATATATAGCTCCCATAAAACTTGGAAGATGCTGGTAATAATCTTCGATTAAGTTACGTAGATCATCAAGTCTTTTTTGAGATTGTTCAAAACCTTGTCTCTTTGCATTACTCAAATTAGAATAACGTTGTTTGATAAATCTTCTTTGAGCAAGATTAAGTTCATGATCTACCTCTTGAGGTAAAAGATTGTCAACCTGGAAAGAGCCAAGTTTTTGGATCCCCAGGTTGACTGCTATATGCATCTCTTGTATTGTCACTTTATTTTACTTTGACGTCTTTAAGTTTAGCTCTCATTACATTTACTGCTCCTGAGTTCTTTTTATTTTTAAAATAAATTATAGTATCTCTTAAATCATCACCTAAAGTCTCATCTGAATAAATATGTTGGTTACCTATTTTACGGATGATATCATATTGAACCATTTCTGCAATCTCATCTTTAAGATCAAGATCTTTATCTATAGCTGCTTTATAAAATTTAGCTGGTGATTTAGTTTTAAAACTATATAAATCATTTTCAATCTCTAAATTAGTAAGTTTATCAGGATTACTATTACTAAGTACTCTTAATAATCTTTTCATTCTAGCAGGATCAGAAGAGGCTTTAAGGAATTCCTTATCGGCATCTTTAGAAACCTGAATCAATTTGTTCTTTTTAAGTAGATCTCTTTGAGGATCATATATATAGAACTTTTTTCCAGAAACGGCAAGCATTTCATCTTTTGTATCAGCTACCTGTCTATGTTTAGAACACCACTTATATGTGACGTAATCTTCTACATTTACAGGTGTACCATCTTCATGCATACCAATATCAAGTTCTTTTCCCTCAAATGGGATTTTAACTCTCAAACTAGCCCAGTAGTTTCTTTCCCTAGAAGGAAAATCTGGATGATCATACGGTAGGCCTATAATATTAGGTAAATATTTTTTTGCCTCTTCTCCTTCCACTCCTTTGAGTGGATGTCGTCCTACAAATATAGAACCAATTGTAACTCGAGCTCCTAAACGGACCTCTTTTGGAAGGAAACTATTAGTCTCCTTTCTTCTAATATAAATTTTTCTCATGTTCTTTTAAAGTTTAGAAAGAATAACTAAGTTGTTCTTTTATGAAGAAGAATAACTTAATTGTTTGGTTTTTATAATAGTTGGTTGCAAGCAGGGGGACAGTTACCCATCCCCCCTATGCAAACCAAACACAAATTACGATGCAGTGCAAGTCAAATCAAGCGAAGTATCGAATCTGCGAAGCAGGATACCAGCTGTTTTTAACATGTGCACAGAAGCACCGTCTATATCACTAGCGCGAGTGTCAGTCTCAGAGAATCCTTTTGGAACTACTGAACCTGCAACAGCCCAACGCAACATTTCACGACCTTTCTTATTAATCATCTGAAGGTTGTTCTCTCCATCATAAGTAGACTGATCAACAAATGTCATTCTGTAAGACTCAAGTGGAAGACCTGATTCTGGATGCTTCTTTGAAGCTTGAGCAACAGGACCGTGGTCAAACAATGGAACTTTAACTACATTTACTGTATGACCATCAATGTGATCGTACGAGTTGAAGTAACCAGTGATACCAAGACTACGTCCGCTACCTGTGATGAACTTAGACTCTGCAGTCTGTAAGTATCCTCTAGTAGTACCAGCAGATGTTGCAGTACCAGAACTAGAACTATAGTAGTTACGTAAAGCCTTATCAAACTCACGTGCTCCCCCAATACCAGTATATAAAGTAACCTGCTTATCAGTAGCGTCAGTCATTCCGTAGAATAAGTCACCAATTACATCTTCAATCTTAGATTGAGTAAGAGTAGAATAAGTATCCTTATTAATGATTTGCTCGAATAAACCAGGACCAGAAACAACTGGCTGTCCATTTTCATCTACCATATTAGTACGTCCTGTAGAATCATGAGTCTTCTGGCCATACCAGTAGTACATTTCACATTCTTCTTTGAATTTTAACATGTGACGATACTCTTCATAGTCCATCCAAAGCTTAGTAGTAGAACCCTCTTTCAATGGAAGAGTAAACTCAGCTACGTAATCTTTAGCGTTACCAGAGAACTGGTAAGATTTACGAATAGTACCAATCTTAGAACGAACTAAACCTGGAGCACTCCAGTTAGAAGCATTTCCACGAGAGAAGTCAATTCCTACGTTAGCGTATAGCTGACCCCACATTGCTCCTGGAGCAAGATCACCGGTAGAATCTGTAGCATTCAAAAGACCTTGATCTGGAGATACAAGTTTAAGTGTATACTCCCATCCATCAGCTCTTTGTTGTGGTTCTTCCATGATACGTGCAAGAACTCCATTCTCAGAAACTAGTGTGTATGGGAATACAAACCACTTATCTGGGAATGTAATTCTAAAAGGCATACCAGCCTCTCCGGTTCCAGTTGCAGTAACAACAGGACGAACGTTTACCTCGTGAGTCTTCACACGGTACTCGTATTCGAAACGATTAATAGATTTAGTGTTACCAACCCCCTCTGTCATAAATGATAGTGGGAATTTTTTTTCTTCACGACCTGCGAGGTGCGTGATTATAGGAGAAAGCTCTTCGGGCTTTTCCATCAACGCATTGACCAACGAATTGGTGTCAGTCATCTGCGAATCATTGTAGTACGTTTTTAGTACGTTAGTCAATGCCATGATTATATATATTTAAAAGTTAGTTGCTTATCTTTAAAAAAGCGCGTTTATGTCCAGTTCATCTGGATCAAATGTTTTTTGTCTACGCTGAGCCTTACGTGCACTCTTAACTCTGTCTTCATTACCTTGAATACGTGCTCTTAAACCTTCAACACTTTTGGTACGAGCTTTCGTATCAATAATATCTCCTAGATTAAAACCACTATACATTAGATAATCAATAGCTAATTTAATATCCATATCAGCTTCAGCGTAATC